AGAATACTCTATTGAAGAACTGAAAAAAATGATTGACGACCAATACGATGCGTATTGCAGACATATAGAAGCAGAAAGAAGAACTGAACAAAAGAATTGGAAAAAATATCGTCAAAGAATGATACAAGAGGCAAAATACTTTGGTATCTCACTCAAAGAAAGAGTTGAAGAAGATATTAGAAAAGCAGATATTATGTATGGCGACAGTGGTAAAGTAGATTTAGGGTACTACTGCTTTAAATTCTGTTTACCTAGTTGTAAAAAATATATTATCGCAAGAGTATTAGAACAAAAACTTAAATACGAGTACGGTGATGCGTTAGTTCATGTGGAACCAGTATAATGTTAGGACTTGTTTTTAAAACAAACGAACAAGGAGATGAACTTCTTCGAAGTCGTCAAGATGAACCTATGTCAAGTAGGTGGGTCATTAAAAGAAAAAGTGGTGAACTCATTCAGTTGAATGCGTTTCACTATCGTTATAAAGATGCAGAAAAAATATTCGATAATGTCTAATTTTATCTTGACAATTTGGACTGCATCAGTTATAATAGGTGTTTTATATTTAACCGGAGTAATATGATGATAATTGATATATTAATAATTGTTGGTTTTATGAGTATTGGTATTATTATTGCATCTTTATTAATTAAAGAGACACTCAAAAAGAAACCACAAAAAGGCGTTTATGATAAACAGAGTACAGTAAAATATACTAAAGGTGATAATACATGATTGAAGGAACATTTACTGTTAAACGAAAAGTCGTAGATGGTGGTATGCAACTTCTTTATTCTTTTGAGAATGGATATGGTGCAAGTGTAATTCAACATGACCATTCTTATGGAAATGAGAATGGCAAATGGGAGATTGCTGTACTTGACAATAGTGGTGGCATATGTTATGATACACCAATTACCGAAGACGTATTAGGGCATCTGTCATTTGGTGATGTTGAAGATACCCTAGGGAGAATATCAAAACTATGAATGTTTTTTATTTAGACCACCACACACACAGATGTGCAAAGCAACATGTCGATAAACATGTTGTTAAAATGATAGTTGAGTATGCTCAATTATTATCTACTGCCCATCGTGTTCTTGATGGTGAAGAGTATGAAGGTAGAACTGCAAACAATCGTAAAATTCGTAGATTTAAAATGGCAGATTCAAATGTAGAAAATACGTTATACAAAGCAAGTCACATTAATCACCCGAGTGCAGTATGGGTAAGACAGAGTTCTCAACACTATCAATGGTTGTATCGTCTGTTCATGTGGTTGTGTGTTGAGTACACGTATCGATATGGTAAGATACACTCTACCGAGAGATTACTAGGTAAGTTATTAGAAACTTTACCTAAGAATATAAAAGACAATGGGTTCGTAGAACCTCCACAAGCAATGCCAGATTACTGTAAAGTACCTGGTGACTCGATTAAGGCATATCAAATGTATTATGTCAACGAAAAGATTGGGTTTGCAAAGTGGACTAAACGTGACATACCAACTTGGTTTGTCAAAGAAGCATATGCAGGATTTGGTGAACCAGCAGGTTATGCCAGTTAATTTAAAAAAACACTTGACATATTTTGTGTCACTTGTTATAATAACAACTTAAATAAACAAGTCAGAGAGGTACAAATGACGACAAAAATAACTAAAGAAATACTTTCACCAATGATGAAGTATGCTTTTAATGAAGGTAAAATTCCTGAAAAAGACAAACATTTTACCAAGGCAATACTAACTGCTGGTAGTGAATCAGGTTCATATAAAGAAGAACTAGTTCTTCATAAATTAAGTTATGACTTAGATGCAAGTATGCATGACTATGATGGGTATACTAATGGTAGACCAGTAGAAGTAAAATCTGAGTCATTTAAGATTAACAAGAAAGGTGTTCCCCAATATTGTCGTGGTGCTGTTGCATTTGGTGCCCCGGCAAATCCAAAACAAAAAGCAAATAAATTTAGTAAAGATGACATGTTACTTGTAGTAAGTAGTTGGACATCTAATGGTAAATGTATTAGTATAGTTGAGTTTGATTGGAAAGAATCTAATCTTCCTAGTAAAATGAAAACTTTCAAACCAAAGGGAACTTCTAGTGCATTTAAAGGAACTGTAACCGATTTTAAAGATTGTAAAAGTTTGACAGTTAAATATGCAAATCCTAAATACTTTAAGTATTTAAATCCAGTAATGCAAGAAATTGTAAAACCTAGTATTATGTCAGAAATAGATGCTTTATCTAAAGAAGAAATGATGGCAGAAGTCTGTAAAGGTAAAGGTGATAAACTTAAACAAATGTATTTCGAATGCCTCATATCTTCTTAGACTTAGACAGAACTACAGTAGTTAAAACTCTTATAAATAATATTGTAGATATCAAATTTCTTAAAGAGAAAGATGGTGGTACAAGAGACATGAAATGTACTCTTATGGAGTCTGAAATACCAGATGATAAAATGCCAAAGTCAGAAATGCTTTGGCACTATCAAGATACAGATAGGGTTATCAAAGTGTTTGATTTAGATGTTCAACAGTGGAGAGCATTTCGTCTAGAGAATTTAATAAAGTTTGATATTGACTTTACTTGATTCTCCTGATATAATACAACGAATACAAATAATACGTGAGAATACATGGAAAAAGTAAAAGAAAGTGCATCGTATGATAATTATCTAGATACAGATAATAGAATTCAAGATGACTACAAAGCAACATTAGATAAGTATGTCGGCGAAGAACTGACTACTGCCCTCCCCGATAAAGTTTTAACAAGAGAAGAAAAAGCAGGTGTGCATAAAGTTTTATATGTGCATTTTCGTAATGTCGATGATATGGCAGAATACTGCTCTTTGATTGGTCAATGTATAGACTATAAAACTAAAGTCGCATTTTATCCACAAGCAGACCCTGAGACTTCACTGTTTGGTGAAGAAGAAGAACCTACTGGTATTAAGATTGATAAGAAGTTGTTACTTCCTCGTTCTAAAAACAAGAGTGAGTCTGTATTAGATGTTGAAGTTAAAGAAGGTGTGACAGATGTAAATGCAAAATGGAAAGAACATTGGGTTGACATGCCCGATTATGTGCAAGAAGATAATCCTGCATTTCGTACAATACATATGCATTTTCGTACAGAGAAACATTATCAAGACTTTGCTAAACGTATTGGTCAAGAACTTACAGAAAAATCAAATGCTATCTGGCACCCTAAGTTAGACGTTACAAAGAATAGATATCTTCGATGGGTAGATGACGGATTTACTTTCCCACTCAGACACCCAATGTATATCGTTTCGAAAGGTCGTGCTGACTCAATGATTACATCTAGGTCTTTATCACGTATGAAGATACCACATTATATTGTTGTCGAACCACAAGACATGCAAGACTATGATAAAGCACTTGATACGTTTGATATTCGTGAATATGTGACATTATTAGAAGCACCATTTTCGAATCATGGTGACGGTCCTGGTCGTGCCAGAAACTGGGCATGGGACCACTCAATCAGTATTGGTGCTACGAGTCATTGGGTACTAGATGATAACATTGCAGACTTCTACAGATTACATAACAATGAAAGAATACGATTTGAAAGTTCTACTGGTTTTCGTGTCATGGAAGATTTTGTTGACAGATATGATAATATTTACATTGCTGGTCCTCAGTATCGATTCTTTATCGCACCAAATCAAAAGTATCCACCATATGTTGCAAACACTAGAATCTATTCTTGTTTGTTAATACGTAACGATTGTAAACACAGATGGCGTGGTAGATACAATGAAGATACTGATATCTGTTTAAGAGTTATGAAAGATGGTGATGTTTGTTTGCAGTTCAATGCGTTCATGCAAGGTAAAATGGCAACTCAAACAGTTAGTGGTGGTAATACTGCAGAATTCTATCATGCAGAAAATACAGATGCAATGAAAGAAGGTTACAATACTGATGGCACAATTAACAAGTCGCAGATGTTGGCAGACATGCACCCAGACGTTGCCACGGTCGTCTGGCGATACGGAAGATGGCATCACCATGTCAACTATAATCCATTTAAGAAAAACAAACTCAAACTCAAAGACAACATACATCTATCTACAGGTGTGAATAATTACAATATGATTCTCGATAGAAATTTTCAAGACCCGAGATTTACGTGATTGAAAAAATTTACATACCGACAGTACGAAGGGCAAAAAATCAGATAACATTCAACAATCTACCTGATGAACTAAAGAAAAGAGTTATTATGGTTGTTGAGTCAGGAGAAAGACATTTATACAACTATGATTGCGAGTACTTAGAGATACCTGAAGAGATTGTTGGCAAATGGACTCAATTAGCAGAGACAAGAAAACTTATTCATAAACACGCTGGTAACATCAAATATGCCATGATTGATGATGATATAGTAATTAATCGTAGAAATACAAAATACTGGACTGGCATATCTAATATGGATAAGTCTAGGCGCAAGGCAACGAAAGATGAAATATCTCTAATGTATGAACAAGTGTCTAAATGGTTAGATGAACCAGATATAGGTATCGTTGGTTTAAGTACACCAGATGTGCCACCTGGTAGTAAAGAATATCACGACACAACTAATGTCAACACCTATTGTTTCTATGATGGTAGAATGATATCAAAAGTTATTGATGAAATGGATATAACCTCAGTAAGAGTTAGTGAAGACATGTTATTCTTATATGAAGCATTATCACGAGGTATCAATAGTCGTAAGAGTGAAGAATGGGTTTTTGATAATCGTAGTCAAGTAGATAAAAATCTACAAGATACTAGAATTGTATGGAAAAATATGTTTGATGAAACACCTGAAGATTATTTTCAAACAGATGAACACTATGATTGTATGAGGTATATACAAAAAAAATATCCACACGGCGTCAAGATTTTTGAAAAAGATGGTAAGATGAAAAACATAAAATACTTAAAAAAAGTTTACAAAAAATCGCAAGAAAATAATGGAAATTCACTGGTTGACTTTTTTGTTTGAATATGTTATAATAGTTTATTAGACGAGAGGTGTATAAATATGATTAGAGAACCATTTGTGAGAAAGAAAAAAGTATATAAGAAGGACCCCGCCCCATTTGAATGGGAACATGGTACTTATATGGGTGGTGAAGTAATAGATAATGCATGGGTGTATTATGATTACTTTGGAGAAGATGAAAATCCCGAGAAGAATAGATTTGAAGAAAACACTCAGAAGTTTAGTTGGTCACTTATTGATGAAAAGTACAACGAATATAGAAGTCTCATTCTAACACCAAAGTACGTAAAGATACTCATGAACGAAACGGGTCTGTCTGACCAAGAAGTGAAAGAGTATATTTGTAATGTAATCTGTAAGGAAGACAATGACAAAGTCCGAGAAAGAAACAATAAAAAAGCAAAAGAAAGAAGAGAACGAAAGTAATAATTTTCTGACTAAGAAAAAGTTTACAGAGATGATTCTTGAATCTGTTAAGAACGATGGGCATGGTTATATCGATGCTATCGTTCATATATGTGAAAAGAACAACATAGAATTAGAAGACGTAAAAAAATACATATCTCCAGCAATTAAAGACCAAGTCGAAGTTGAAGGTATGAATTTGCATATGTTGCCTAAAGGGAATACATTATTTTAAATAATGTTAAACTAATGCTTGACTTTATTTGTGTAAACAAGTATAATGAGAGCAATTTTATATTATGAATAAGGTGGACAAAAATAATACAACGAATACAAGGAGAAACACATGTCATTCGCAAACTTAAAGACCAATAGAACAGATGTCTCAAAACTCGTT